ACTGCAAATACTTTTATAGTTTATGAGTGATAACAATATACACGTAATTAATTTAAGTTCTTACCAAACGCCATTAATCCAAGAGTCTAAAAGAGATAATTGGGTTGAGTTCGGAGAGGACAATAATTACTTTCAATATTTAATTGACAGATACACGTATTCAACTACGAATAACGCCATTATAAACAATATTAGTAGATTAGTTTATGGACGTGGTTTAAGTGCGTTAGACGCTTCTAAAAAGCCAAATGAGTGGGCACAGTTAATGACAATTTTTAATTCTGAATGTATTAAAAAAATGATTGTTGACAGAAAAATGCTCGGTCAATTTGCTATTCAAGTGCATTATTCTAAAGACCATAAGTCTATTTTAAAGGCGTATCATATGCCAGTTAATTTATTACGTGCTGAAAAGTGTAATAAAGACGGAGAAATAGAAGGTTATTATTATTCGGATAATTGGGAAGACGTAAAGAAATACGCACCAAAGAGAATACCTGCTTATGGATTCTCAAATGAGCAAATAGAAATACTTTACGTGAAGCCTTATACGGTAGGAATGAAGTATTACGCTTATCCTGATTATCAAGGTGCTATTCCTTACGCGAAATTAGAAGAGGAAATTGCAGACTATTTGATTAACGAAGTTCAACACGGATTCAGCGGTACAAAGGTTATAAACTTCAACAATGGTATTCCTACCGAAGAGCAACAAAGTATAATTACAAGCAAAGTAAACGCACAATTAACGGGTTCTAAAGGACTAAGAACTATTGTAGCTTTTAATGCAGATGAAACTAAAAAAACAACTGTAGATGATATTCCATTAAACGATGCACCTGAACATTATTCGTATTTAAGTGAGGAGTGTTTACGTAAGATTATGTTAGGACATAATGTAACGTCTCCTTTATTATTTGGTATTGCAAGTTCAAATGGATTTTCAAGTAATGCAGATGAGTTAAGAAACTCAACTATATTATATGAAAACATGGTTATTAAACCATTGCAAGATGAAGTTATAGGAGCATTAGATACAATATTAGGTTATAATGGTATATCGTTAAAACTTCAATTTGTTAAATTAAATCCATTAGACGCTGCTGGAGATTTAACAATGGATGGATTAAACAAAGCATTAATTGATTCAATAAATAATCTTTCTCCATTAGTTGCAAACAAAGTTCTTGAGGCTTTAACTCCAAATGAAATACGTGGAATGGTTGGATTAAAACCTGAAAGCTGCTTATTGATGAGTTTGAGGTTGACTACGATACAGACGAAAAGGAAAACGAAATTTTAAGCGGTGAAGTAAAACAAAGTTTATTGTCTAAGGTTGTTAACCTTGTTAGCACTGGTTCGGCTTTTCCTAACTCAAAAAGTGAGCAAGACGAAAATATCGAAGGTATTAAATTCATTACTCGTTATGTTTACGCGGGTGAAACTACCGAAAAGACGAGACCTTTTTGCAGTCAAATGATTAAGGCTAATAAAATCTATCGTAAAGAAGATATTTTAAGAATGGGTAACAACGTTGTAAATGCAGGTTGGGGTCCACGAGGCGCAGATACTTATTCAATTTGGTTATATAAAGGCGGTGGTAATTGTCACCATAGATGGAATAAGCGAGTGTATGCAAGTTTTGAAGGCGTAGGTATTGATGTTTATTCTCCAAGAGCATACGAGAGACGATGTTGTAAAGTTTACTGCTATGAATGGCAACGTAGACACGGATAACTTTATTCAATGGATTAAAGTAGCTCAAGATATTCATATTCAAACTTACTTAGGAACTCGTCTTTTAGACAAAATAAAAGATGATATTGTAAACGAAACTTTAAGCGGTGATTATTTAACGCTTGTAACAACGTATATAAAGCCTATGCTTATACATTGGGCTATGGTTGAATATTTACCCTTTGCAGCGTATACAATCGCAAATAAAGGCGTTTATAAGCATAATTCAGAAAACTCTACAAACGTAGAAAAAGACGAAATAGATTTTCTTATTGAAAAAGAACGTTCAATAGCTCAACACTATACAGAAAGATTTATTGATTACATGGCTTTTAATCAAGCTTCGTTTCCTGAATACAACTTAAATTCAAATGGGGATATGTATCCTGATACACAAAATAACTATTTTGGATGGTTCATTTAAAGAAATACAAGCCTAAGGCTGAAAACATTAAAAAATTAGAAATTTATTTAAACAAAATAAATGGCGGACGTAAAGATAAGTCAACTAACAGCGAAAGCGGCAAAGGTTGAAAGTACAGATAGAATTCCAATAGCAGATTATAACGGCTCAACTTACGATACTAAGTATGTAACGGGTTCGGAAATTAACGAACTTAGCTTAGATACTTCACCTCAGTTAGGCGGCAACTTAGACGTTAACGGACATACTATTACAAGTGCTTCAAATGCAGATGTAATTATACGACCTAACGGAACAGGAACGGTAGTAACAGAAGTTAAATTTAATACTCAAACTACTAATTATGTTCTTGACCCAACAGACGCAAGTAGACTTGTTGAAATGAATTTAGCAGGTGCAAATACTTTAACGATTCCTACAAACCTTGTTGTGTCTTTTCCAATAGGAACTCAAATATTAATAGCTCAATACGGAGCAGGTCAAACAACGATTACTGCAGCAGGTGGTGTAACATTACGTTCAAGCGGTGGTAAAACAAAAATAGCTGCTCAATATGGCGTAGCTACATTAATAAAGCGAGGCACAAATGAGTGGTATTTAGCTGGAGATATTACTACTTAGAACAAAACACGAATCAATAAGTTATAAAAATAGAAAATAATTAAAAACATAATAAAATGTCAATAACAAGAATAGATACAATAGCAGCTCAATCAGGAACGTTCATTGTAAATAACACAGCTGAAAAGACGGTAAATTCTCAAGCTATAATAGTTTTAGAAGATACTGTATTTAGTTCTATAAAAGTTGGTGGTTCAGATGTTAAATCGTCTTATATCGCGGCTACTGCTACTGCTGTAAAAGCAGGTGCTATCATTCGCGGTATACAAGGTGCTGTATTTAGCGGTGTTCAATTAACTTCAGGAAGTGTTGCACTTGTATTGGTTTAGTTATGTATGGTTACGGAAATAGTATGTTCTTAGCAACACACGGAATATTAGCAAGGTCAGCATCAGGTGGCGGTGTAGACCCTGATGCACAAGCATTCATAACGGCTGCTTCAATTACTGACCCTACTCAACAAAGTGCTATTAATCAATTAGTACTTGACTTAAAAGGGTATTCTATTTGGACTAAGATGAAGGCTTTGTATCCATTTGTAGGTGGAACGGCTTCAGCTCATAAATTCAACTTAAAAGACCCTCGAGATTTAGATGCTGCGTTTAGATTAGTATTTAGTGGGGGTTGGACACATTCAAGTACGGGTGCTTTGCCAAACGGAACTAATGCTTATGCTGATACTAAATTTAATCCAGTCACAAATAGTTTAGCTTATAACGATAACCATTTGTCATATTATTCAAGAACACAAACAGCGGGTGCTACATCTTTTTATGAAATAGGTAGCGGTAATACTGGAAATGGTGGAACATCTTTATTTTTAAGAAGACCAGATAACACCGCAGCCTATGATTGTGGTACAGCTTCTGCAAATAGATTATTAATTAGCCCAGTAACAGATGGTCGAGGTTTTTATGTTGGTTCTGGAATAAGCACAAATGTTGGTTATTTATTTAAAAACGGAGTTCAACAGCAAATAAAAAACCCGCTTACAAGCGCTTCAATGCAGGGTTCATTGGAGGATTTAACGAACAAAATTCAACGGTATATTACTCAGATAAACAAGTTGCTTTTTCTTCTATTGGTAACGGGCTTACTACAACTGAAATGGCTAACTTTTACACAGCGATACAAGCATTTCAAACTACTCTTGGACGTAGTATAGGCACACAAACAGTAAGTGACGCTGATGCACAAGCTTTTGTAACTAACGCAGGTATAGTTGACCAAGTAGAAGCTAACGCAATAAACAACTTAGTAATAGGATTAAAAGCTGATAGCTTGTGGACTAAGATGGATGTAATATATCCTATGATTGGAAGTACAGCAACATCTAATTCTTACAACCTTAAAAATACAGCTAATTTCCAATTAACATTTAGTGGTGGTTGGACTCATTCAGCAACGGGTGCAAAACCTAATGGAACAAATGCTTTTGCAAATACAGGATATAATCCAAGTGTAACAGGATTGCAAGATTCACATCATTTAAGTTATTATTCAAGAACTAATAGTAATGGAACAGAGGTTGAAGTTGGTCTTTTAACAAATGGTGCTGCTAATGGTTCTGTTTTAGAAATAAGAACTTCAGGAACTACATATTATAGAATTAACTCTGGTGGAACTTATATAACATATTCAGATTCAGATTCAAGAGCATTTTATTTAGGTAATAGGACTGCTTCAAATGTTGTAAATGGTTGGAGAAATTCAACAAAAGTAGCAACTGGAACAACTGCTTCAAATGC